CGGACAAAAATATACGGATATGATGATTGATATGCGAAAACAAATCGTTGATAATAATGTATTGAAAAAGAAGGACGAAATTGTAGTGAATTCGCCTGTCGCTTTCCAGTATATCATTCAAAACGTTCAAGGACAACTCGGAATTACAAGTAGTTCTTTAGTTGATATTACTATTGTTGAAGCGTATCAGTTGATTGAACAGTGTTATAATAAACTAGATAATTTATACTATTCGAAACCAACACTCTTATTCAAGACGCTATTCTTCTTCTACTTGTCTCCAAAAGAGTTGTTAGTTGTAAAGCGTTTGAATAAAGCGGCACTTGTTATCTTATTGGAGAAAGTTATTACTGATTATAAAAAGGCAATTGTAGCACCAGGAGAAATGGTTGGACTCATCGCAGGGCAGAGTATTGGCGAGATCTCTACACAGATGTCTTTATTATCTACAGAAAATGTGAAAATAGTGTGTAAAAATAAAACAAATGGTTCAGTAGAAATGAAAAGTGTAAAAATAGGAGAGTTTATAGATGATATAATGAATGTATTACCAAAAGATTTCACTAAAGATATTCCAGACCATAAAGATAGTACAGAAACACTTTTAGAAAATGACGTTTTGGAGAATGACTACTTTATTGTAGGTGTATCTGAAACAGAAAGAACTGCATGGAATAAAATATCACATGTAAGTCGCCATCCTGTAAATGGAGATATGATTCGTGTCAAGACAAGAAGTGGAAGAGAAGTTGAAACTACAACAAGTCATTCTCATTTAGTTCGTAGTGAAAAGGAACAAAAGGTTTTACCTATTCGTGGTTCTGATATGTGTATTGGTATGAGAATACCTGTTGCTAAACATATTGATAATACATACGTTCAAGACACAATCAAATTGAATACAACTAGTGAAATTATAAAGTTGGATTATTTATTTGGTTGGTTTATCGGTGCCTATCTAGCGGAAGGAAATATAAACTATCATGAAATATCAATAACAAATATATCAGAAGAGTTTATTGAAAACACAAGACTAGTTGCAGAGAGATTTGGTAAAGAAACAAGAGTATCACGAAAAGAAGGTGAATACGGACAAAGTGTAACGACAAAGTTTGTATGTAAAGAACTTTCTAAACTGTTATTGAATACTTGTGGTACTGGTTCTTTCGTTAAAAAGGTTCCTGATTTTGCTTTTACAGCTCCAAATGAATTCAAGTCAGGGTTAATACAAGCATACTTTGATGGAGACGGTAATTTTCAATCAGATGAAAAACATCATCAAATACGAGCATGTAGTAGAAGTCAACAACTTGTTAAAGATATGGCTTTATTACTAAACTATTTTGATATATTTGCTTCAATCAAAGAAAATATGGCAAAAGGAAGTAAAATATACAATTTAAATATTTCTTCAAAGTTTTGTATAACATATTCACAAAAAATTGGCACACTTCTTCATAATGAAAAATTGAAGGATATGATTAGTTATATTAACCGCACGAATATTTGTATGAAACCAGATGTGATTGATAAGATTCCTGGACTAGGAGAAATTGTAGCAAGATGTGGAAAAACACTTGAGTTACCAGGACAAAGTAGAACATACGGACATTATAAAAATAAGGAGTCAATTGGTAGAAGAACACTTGAAAAATACTATGAAACTTTCAAAAGTCATCCAAACGCAGCTATGATTACAGAAGAACTTGGTATAATAAAACAGGCTATTGAAGCAGACGTAGTATGGGATGAAATTGTATCCATCGAAAAATATACACCTGATAATAAAGTATTTGTTTATGATTTTACAGTTCCTGGAAACCAAACGTTTATGACTGACTATGGTGTTATAGTACATAATACTTTAAACACTTTTCATTTTGCAGGCGTGGCTTCCAAATCCAATGTTACTCGTGGTGTGCCAAGAATCGAAGAGATTTTATCCTTATCTCCTGAACCTAAAAATCAGTCACTCACTGTGTTTTTAAGAGAGGAAGATGAACAAAATAAAGACCGTGCTATGTCGTTGATGTATATGTTGGAGCATACGAGGTTAGAAGAAATTGTAAAAGCGGTGAAAATATGTTTTGATCCAGATGACCTCAATACATTGATACAAGAAGACCGAGCTTTAATGGAACAATACAAGGCTTTTGAGTCAATGGTGGAAGAATGTGCGACAGGTGTTTCGGTTCCAACAGAAGAAGGAGCACAAACACAACCACAACCACAAGACAATATGAATAAGTCCAACTGGGTGATTCGTTTAGAAATGGACCCAGAGACAATGTTGGAAAAGAATATTACGATGGATGATGTACACTTTACACTCAACACATCGTATGATAATCAAATATCTTGTGTATATTCTGACTATAATGCGGACAACTTAGTATTCCGTATTCGATTACAACAAGTCGTGAAAGAACAAAAGGCATCCGCTAAAAAGAAGGCCAAACCACTTGATCAAACAGACGAAATTTATGTATTGAAGAACTTTCAAGAAAACCTATTACAAAATGTTATATTAAGAGGTGTAAAGGGAATCAATAAAGTGATTCTTCGTAAAATCAAGGATAATATGGTAGAAAAGAATGGTGTTTATTCCAAACAAGATATTTGGGTTCTTGATACAGTTGGTACAAACTTATTAGATGTCTTGGCACTTGATTATGTAGATAGTAAGCGCACATTTAGTAATAATATTATGGAAGTGTTTAATGTTCTTGGAATTGAAGCAGCAAGAAACTCTATTTATAATGAGTTGGTGGATGTCGTTGAGTTTGACGGTACATATGTGAATTATCACAACTATAGTGTGCTTGTGGATAGAATGACATTCAATAGTCGTATGATTTCGATATTCAGACACGGTATTAATAGTGATGATATTGGACCAATCGCCAAGGCGTCGTTTGAAGAAACACCGGAGATGTTTTTGAAAGCGGCGAGACATGGAGAGTTGGATAATATGAAAGGAATATCTGCGAATGTGATGTGCGGACAAGAAGGGTTCTTCGGTACAAGTGCTTTCCAGGTGTTTTTAGACTTGAAAGAAATGCAAAAATTGTCTATTGAAAGTGAGTATGTGGAAAAGAATATTCAATCGGAAATAGATGCTGAATTTGGATTTGACGAAACAGGTGACAATGATACTTGTAGTAAGACGAATCTAAGTATTCAAAACAATGTCTTGAATATCAAGAAAGAAGAGGTAGGAATAGAAGAAAGTGAAGGATACAGTATGTTTTAGATTTAGTTTTAGATTTAGATTTAGTTTTTAGTTTAGTTAGTTATATATTCATAAAAATATGTGTATCAATATATAGTGTAAATATTAGTTTTTTTATTAGAACCTTCTTTATTTAGATACAAGTGTCTTTAGTTTTCGATTGTTTTTTTCAACCTCTCTTAATAACTTATCTAATTCTCTTTTTTTCATAGATATGCTATCATACAACTCGTTTACTTGTTTTTTTTGTGTTTCTACTTTACTTATTAGTCTATGAATTTCCGCTTCTTCTAAATAGGAACAAGTTGTCTTATTTGTTTCTTTATCATTGAAATCTTGTGACCAGTCACTTTCCGAGTAACAGTTGTAGTATTTTGCATTGTGCTTGGTTTCTTCGTACATTTGGTATTTTCATTTTATATGAGGGTTATTTTTAGACTGTTTTTTTGATATTTATTCATTATGAACTATGAATAAATATTATATATATATAAATATGTTCAATGAAATAGCAACACTTCTTTTAGCAGCTTTTACAGGTTTATATATGTCTATGATAGGAACATCTGGTGGTTCAGCAATTATGTTGTACCTATTTGATAAACTGAAAATTATCAAGTCACCTACTGCTATTGCTGGTACTATGCTTTTGATTGGTTTATTACCACTTGGTCTTGCTGGGATTTATGATTTTTATATACATAATGACATCGATTATAGAGCAGCCTTTTTTATGAGTATTGGGTTGATGCTTGGTATTCACTATGGAGCAGAGTATGGTTATCTTATCCAAGACAAATTTGGCCCAAAAACGGGTGATAGGATTAAATACACAGTAACTGCGGTTATTTATGGGTTCTTGACGTTGCTTTATATTTCGAATGCATATTATGTTTAAAAAACATACATATAATACATAAATATCGTATCATATCATATTTATTCAAATACTATATGATATACTTTGTTTATGATAGTTTTCTTATTTTCTTATTTTTCTAGTTTTCCTCTTTTTCATTCCACCTTTTGAATTCTTTTTTGTTTTTTTGATTGTCTTTTCACTTGTAAACTCTATTGGATTAAAAGAAACCTCTATATTATCTTTATTTTCAATACCAATAACTTTATATTCAGGTATAATTTTATCAAGTTTTTTGTTTGGTGACTTACCATTATCCATTTCAAAAGATGGTATTACTATATAACTATACTGTTCATCTTTGAAAAGATCAGGCGGTAAAGTATCAGCATTTTGTTCTTCTGGTGTTAGTTTTCTTCCTTTTGTTTTTTTATCGTAAGTATACTTGTTCAAAAAATCGACTATATCAAAACTAATAGACTGGTCATTACTATAAGCAACAATTGCTGTTTTTCTATAATTAGGTAAGGAACTCGCAAATGTAACTAAAACTGTGTTTATTTTATAGTAGTTGACAAGCAATATAAAGTCAAACGTAGTCAAACAGTATTCTTTTTCTGTTTTATTATTTATATAGTCTTCTAGTTTTTCAAATGGAACTGGGTTGCTTGATTTATTGAAAATATCGTATTTGTTTTTTTTCAAACTATCAAAAAATGTGTCTTTACATTCATCACGTAATATAGCTATAATTTTATTTCTATAAGTGTCATAGTACTTACGATATTCTCCTATTAATACTTTTTTCAATTCAGAAATAGAAACACCGATGTTTTTCACCCTTTTCAGTAGGAATATAATAGGATAATAACTACAATCTATACTTTCTTTAAATACCATTAGCCGGTATAATTTTTTGTTTATGTCGCTATTTGAAATAATGTATTTGGTAGTAGTACTATAAGGTGTTACTGTGGATAAACAATCTATATTTTCAACAGACTCGATTGGTTGTTCTTGTGGAGGTTCTTCTTCTACTATTGGTTGTTGTACTGGTTCTTCTTGTACTTTTGGTTGTTGTAATGGTTCTTCTTCTACTATTGGTTGTTGTGGTTCTTCTTCTACTATTGGTTTTTGTACTGGTTCTTCTTCTTCTACGATTGGTTGTATTACAGGTTGTTGTACTGGTTCTACTTCTGCTTCTTCAACTACTGGTGGTTGTACTACTTCTGACTCATTTTGCACACTTTTTGGGTTTATTATCTTATTTCGTGATTCCTTTTCCAATTCATTCTTCTTCTTTTCCAACTCATTCTCCCTTTTCAAAATATTTTCTACATCTTCCTCTGTTCTTATATTTGTATATGTTTGGTTTATGTCATCATTCACAAAATAAGGATTAATGTTATCATAATTATTTGGATTCACATATTTATTTCTGGTTACTTCATTTAATGACTTGAAAAAATCTTGGTTAACTAATGACTGTAATATAATTATCTCATCACTCGCCACTTCATATGTTATATTTTGAAGTGTTACATATTTATGTATATCAAACAAATAAGAACGAATCGTATTGTATCTTACTATTTGGTCTGCCAGTCTCGCATAATAAACAGTCTCATTCGGTTTACCGGTGATAAGGTTATTCACCGGTATAACCACTTTCTCTTCATTTTCTACATCTACACCAGTGGTAGTCGTATCTCTGTTTGAAAAAACCACTTTTTTCTGAACGAGTTTTCTAAGCAATTCCACTATGTTTTTTCTTTTTTCGTTTAACAAAAGATATTCCTTTTCCAGTTCATTCACTATTTTTGTTCGTATACTATTATTTTCATATTCATTCAAAGCAATACGAACAGTGTTTCGGAATAGATTGAAATAGTTGGTTTCCATCTTCATATTGTTAACTAGTTCTACTCTTTCTTTGTCTATGTTTTCATTATTCAATAAACCATTACCATTATCGCCGTCCACCAGTCCATATGTAGATGTTAACATAGAATCTATATTCTCCTTTGTTTCACTATCAATATATGACGTATCATTTACAGTAGGAAGTTTATAATCAGGGTTTATATCTGTATCATTTTCTAATATAGGCGGTTTTATTTGTACAAACTGGTTTGTTTCTGTAATAATACCAACAATAAACCCATCTTCCACTACTTTCAAAATTGGTTTACAATAAAGATGTGTATTTTTTTTCAACTCTTTGCTTAAATTATTCAAAAACTCATAAGTTTCATTATATGATTTCCAAATACTCATATCATCCATAAAAACATATTGAACTTGTTGCATATTCTGCTTGTTTTTTGTTATTTTATTTAAATCTATATCATTATCACTTGTTGGATAACATGGAACAAACCCACTTTTTATATTGGTTTTATAGTCTATGTGACTAACAACACCTATTATTTTATTATGGTAGTTAAATACAAACTTATCTATAAAATATTCAAGTCCTGTTAAAATAGACAACAAATCATTCAATGGAGTTGCCCTTTCAACATTATATTCTGTTGGTCTCAAACTATTCAATGGTTTACATGCATTATTATATTTGAAAAATGGTTCGATTACATATTTAAACGCATTTTTAACTGCATGCATTTCATCTTTGTTGGAAAATTTTTTTGTTAGTGGGGTTTTTTGTTTTTCTTGTTTTTCTTGTTTTTTTGATGAAGCTCTGAACTTATAGACTGGCTCATAATAGGGTCCTTGTTTTACTATAAAAATGGATTTTTTGTTTTCATCATATGGGTTCAATGAATAATGATTTGTAGGACATACTAAGTCCACCTTATCCAATGGGTCATCATATGGCACTTCAAACAATATGATATTGATACCATCTACAAATAACTTTTCATTTGGTGTAGCCATAATGTCCCATAAATATGTATGGTCTACTATACTGTCTTTATCATTCAAATATTCTTTGAAGTTTTCATATGCGTTGGCAGCACGATTGAAGTATACTGATTCTTTTTTATTTGTCCAGTTTATTCTTTTATACAACAATGATGAACTATATTTGTTCTTGTTCTCGTTTATTTTTTCTTGTGTGTTATCTGCTTCACTATAAAATGTCTCTACTAAGTTTCCGTTCTGGTATTTTATAAATCTATCCAATGTTACAGCATCTTCTAGTATTTTTGTAAACTCTTCAATCGATGGAACAACTTTCGCCTTTTCATTTTTAGATGTAGATGTTTCAGCTTTAGTTCCATAAAATACTTGGTCCGCCATACAAGCCAAAAAAGATTTCTTACTATTTGGTTCAACACCGTGTCTCAATAAACAGACGGACTCATCCTTTTCTTCTGTATTTGTATTACTTATATCTGCACTAATCTTTTCTATTTTACACGCCTCTTTTTCACGGAATAGTTTTACCAAAGATGTTGGTATATATCCCCAACGCGACTTTTCCAAAGGGTAACTATTGTTTTCCAAAATATAATCCTTGTTTCCTTTTTCTTTTTTGACTTCTTTCTCTGGATTCAAACATTCTTCCTTTCCATCTCTCACTTTTTTAGAATCGTAACTTCCATAACAACAAGGAAGACAAAGACCCTGAGGATGACTATTCGGTATGAGTCCTGGATAAAACTGTTTTGCAATTACTTTTCCATTCGCATCTATCTTATCTTGTTTATTATTAAACTCAAAAACATAGTGACCTGGTAATACTTTCTTTTCTCCTTTTGGTAAAACTTTCCCACAAGTAGGATGTTCTAAGTATGTCTTACCAGTTATAGGGTCCACTTTCTCTTCCATTTCATTTGGGTCAATCACTTCGTTCGTTTTTAAACACCAAAAACGAGGACAAATATAGTGATACTTATGATTTTCATCGGAGCCGTAGGTTAGTAAATCTTTGTTTTCTTCTAGTGGCATATTTGGATACTTTTCTTTGAGGTCATTCAGTTCTTCATCTGTTAATACAATAGGTTGTCTTTTTTCATTTTCTGTAAATACACAGGTTGTTGTATAGTTATTGAATCGTTTTTCCTTGTCACTTTTTACAATTAATGCCTTGTCATATTTTTCTATTCGGTTTTGTGTAAAGTTTTTGATTTGAACACCGTCAATATTTTTGAACCCACCTTTGGAAGAACTATTACTGTTGCTACTGCTTTCTTCCGAATCTGAATCTTCAAAAATAGCACCTCTTCTTATAGTTGCTACAGGTGCTTTTACTTCATCTTTTTTTGGTATTTCCTCTTGTCTTTCATTTTTATCCTCTTCTCCCTCTTCTCCCTCTTCTTCTGACTCTGATTCTTCAAAAATATTTGGTTTCTTTATTCCGGTCGGTTGTTCTTCCTCTTCTTTAATTTCATTTTTATCTTCTTCTTCCTCTTTTATTTCATTTTTATCTTCTTCTTCCTCTTCTTCTTCCTCTTTTATTTCATTTTTATATTCCTCTTCCTCTTCTTCCTCTTCCTCTTCCTCTTCTTTAATTTTATCTTCTTCTTCTATAACCACATTTTTCACAAACTTTTCATGACAGTTTATCTTTACTGTTTCAGGATACTGAGTTAAACGAATAATACTATCCACATAAATAGGCAGCGTTGATAAATAACGAATATTATTTATTTTTTCAATGGTTATTTTTAACGAATCGTTTTTATTATCAATAACATTTGTAGCAACAGTTTCAAAAGTAGTAGGAAACCCAACATCTTTCAAGTAGTTCGACTTGTTCTTTTTAAATCCTTCATTTGCATTTTCTTTTTCTCTGTCTTGTTCATTCAGTACAGTTTGTACCATTTCTGTTACATGTTTTTTGTTCGTTTTTAAAGAAGGAAAGTTTTTCTGTAAAAGAACAATAATTCTTTCTGGACTCATACCACTTTCTACTTTTTCATATATAAAAGCCAGTTGACTATTCGTTTCATTGAAATTAGATACTTTTTTGAATCTGTAGTTTTGAACCGAACCTTTACCAACACTTCTTTCATCCAAAAATATAGTCGATACACATTCATTGTATTTTTCAATATCTGGCTGTTTGACTAGTTCTATATTCATATGATATGTCATATCCACCACTTCAATATTTTTCGTTTGGTCTTTCAAAGAAATAAACTTTTCCATATGATACCCACTTTGTTCAATAGTCTTTTGAACTTCCTCTATAATTGGATTGATATATGTATTACATAGTTTATCTATTTCTTGTTCGTTTAATAGTTTGCTTGCAAAGTCCGCTTGTATAGTCATCACACCATTGTCATCAAGCATAAATAAAAGAATATCTGTATTTGTTACAGTCGTTTTTTCTTTTTGACCTTTGCCTGCCGTGTTTTGTTCAATATTGATAGAAAAAGAAATACAACTTGGAGATGTAGTTTCACTCATTAAATAAATAATCATTGCTTTCGAATAATAAGGAACCTTTCTATTATCTTCTGTTAATGAGTCGCCAGTATAAAGTCGTATTATTTTTTCTTGTGTATAGTTGAGCCTTCTATCTATTACTTCTGGATTGTATTTTATAAATGGTACCTTTTCGGTTGAGTGTATTTTCTTGAATATGTTTTCAAGAGGCATTTTAATAGAAACCCTTGGGTATACTTTTATAGTTATTTTTTTGATACCTGTGCCACTTGTATAGTTCAACTTACTGTTATTTATTTCGGTGTTTGCACTGTTGTACTGAGAGTTGTATACTTTATAAAACTGACTGATTGTGTTATAATATACTTCTTTGTTCTTCCACATTCCCTCTGTTTTTTCTATCAAGTTTTCTCTTTTCTCAAAATAATCATTCAAACCTATTTTTGAATCCAAATATGGATAATATAGTTTCAGAACAGTTTCATCTATATTTTCTAGTTTTGTATTTTCATAAGTGTCTATCTCTTCTAGAACTTCGTCAAACAAACATACATATATGACATTCCCTAGTATGTCGCCAATATCTAATAAAAGACGAGTGTCGTTTTGTTTCAATTCAGTTCTTTTTTCATTTACAAGTGTTTGTTTTAGTTGGTTATAAAAAGTTTGTCTGTCTTCATTTTTTTGTTGCTGCCCTTCAAAAAAATCAACAAAGTTATATGGGGAAGCTATTGGCAACCCTGTATCCTTTTTACTATCACTACTTCTATTGAAAACATAAAAATCACTCTCAACAATGTATTCACCATCTATATGCATATTATAAATATCGTCATAGTCATAAGTATCCTTGTTCAAGGTTTCATAAAATGTTTCTCTTTTTGTCTTACCCTGTCTCTCTTTTCCTTGTGAGTCATTATGTATATTCATATTATAGTCTGTAATATCCCTGTTTTCATCATCAAACAATACATTTTCAAAATAGGTTTTTATAGTTGTGTTGGTAATTGGAAAAGGTTTTACATATTTTCTACGATAACTACTTATTTTGTTCAACTCACTATTCAAAATATTTGTATTCATTTTATTCAATGACTCGTATAGTGACAAACTATCTATTTTTTCTCTTTTCCTGTAGTAAAGCATGACTTCTTCTACGGATAACTGGGTTTTATCTATTATCTTAAAAGCATTTGCTATTTTAAGTTTTATATCTAGAATAGTGTCATCATAGTTTATTTCATATGGAACATATTTGACACTGACATTATTATCCTTTATAAATTGTTTTTCTTCAACTGTAAATACACTATCTAAACTATCCATATCACTTGTAAAAACATATATACTTTTTGGCTGATTTTTTCTTGTAACATGAATGACTTTGTATGTTACTTGTTCTATTTGTTCTACTTCTTTTTTATTTGTTGTATATTTGTCTTTATTCGATACTTCGGCCATATTATATATATTAGTTTATATAAATTATATATTACATAACATATTGATATGAATATAAATAATATATTGATATCATATTTTACGGTTGTACAACTAAGTCTTGTGTAACTATTTATTCTCTTTTTTACTCTTTATTTTATTCATAAAGCGTTTCAGATTGAACTTTTTATGTGTATATGGATTATGAACCCTTTTTACTTTTCGGTTTCTTTTTCTAGTATACATATTTTTAACTAACTGACCTTGACCTTTTGTTTGGGTTTGAAGGCTCTGTGTTTGAGGTTGGGATTTTATAGGTGTACTCGGCGTTTCACTTATATCCATATACTTTTTATACGGTTGATAGTTCAAAAACCATTCTTCATACTCTCTTGTCCCCTTTTTTTCTTTCAACTCCAAATACTTGTGCGCCTTTTTTTCCTTGATTTCTTCAACAGACTCTTGATGCCCATAACAAGTAATACTAAACCGTTGTAAGAGCCCCTTTTGTTCCAAACGGTTCTGTTGTTGAACTTCAAATAAATATGCAGCCATACAAAGTGTACGGTCTATATATTCGTTATAATATGGACGACCCGTGTATAAAAACGCCAAATAAAATGTAAGCATCGTATCAATAGTGGCTATCTTCACTTTTTCTTCCTTCCCTGTTTCTTCATTCTCCACTTCTATCACATTATAACTATGACAAGCAATAGGCTCATATACAAAAGCAATCGTATCTATTCCAACTTTCACTTCATAATGAAGTGGGATTATTTCGCCGACTGGCTCTCTTCTTATAATTTTCACATTGTTTATTCCGTTTTTGTTTAGAACCTCTTTCAACTTATATGCTGTTTGTTTGGAGTTGTGTGAAAGGACATCAAAATCCGCGTATTTTTGAACCCTTTTTCTAAGTTTTTGTGGCATATATTGGGAATATTGTGTGATGGCATATCCACCAAAAAATACACACCCAAGTTTGATGAATGTGTCTTTTGTCAAACTATATATTTTATGGGACAAATCTGTGGTTTTCGTATCTTTGTTTATATTCACATTTTCAAGCCCTCTTTGAAACTCCACCTTACTACAATTTTTCGAATTGAATGGATAATGTTTATTCAATAGTTGTAGTCGGTCGTATACTTTATTCCATCTTTCAACATCACCAGCTGGTCTAGAAAGTTCTAAATAAATAGACATCCTTAAAAAATTAACAGGCGCATACTGGATACCATCTTTCTCCACCGTCTCATTTTTCAAAGCATAGAATATTTCTGGTGTCAAGTATGTAATATCAGCGACTGGAATAAAGTTTACAAACACTTTGTAAGTTCCATGATGCATACCTGACTTTGCTTCACAGTCTTGGAACCCATTTTCAAAGAAAATATCTGCCAACTCCTTGGCATCATCTAAAGCATTTGGACTGAAAAAGTCGTAGTCTGGTATTTCAAGGTCTTTGTCATAAAACTGGTCTTCTTCTGGTAAAATATTATTTAACGCAGTCCCCCCATAAACAATCGGCTTTTTATTTCGAATAAACTGTTCGACTATGCTTATAATTTTCTTTATTTCTGGCGAGTTGACCCTCCTTTTATCTAGTTTTTCTTTGGCCTTGTCTGCTTGAATACGAAGAATGGCAAGTTCGCATTCATTATAGGTCATATTGGTGTCGCATACAGGGGAACGGCTTGTTTTCACAGTAGAGAACGTATTTTTTTGTGTTTTGTTTGTTTTTGTATTTGTATTTTTATTTGAAAAGGATGATTTTTTCGATGATACCTTTTTTGACAATGACATAAAAACTGAAAGATTTACTCTTATATAATAAGAAGAATTAAATAATAGGTTATTAATAAATATTATTTAATCTAAGAGTTATGCTCTAATGTCTTTTTTCTTTCCTTTGTTTCAAAAAGTCTACTATATGTAAATATGTATATGATATTCCATACAATATAAACCCAACTATATACATTTGTATTATACGTATATTAATATCCTTATACTTTTTTACAATATCCTTATATTTTTTTAAATCTTAAAGTTATACAATTTGCTACTGAGTGTTCTAGGAGCATAAGAGTATGACTCTTTTTGTGGGACTGGATTCTCTATAGTAGCTGGGAAACCTCTTAGGTCTTTTGGTTTCAAACAAAAGGCATATCCACAGTTATCAAAAAACAACATATTGTCTTCCAACATATTATCTACTTGTTGATAACACATCGCAACCATTTGACAACCTGCTGCTCTTGCCATTACAGAGTTTGGATTTGTCGCCTTTGGTCCTAAGTCAGGAAGCGCAATTGTCATATTCGACTTATTATAATTAGTTAATTCATTCAAGTCAGGCGTATACTCTACATCATAGTTGCGAAGAGCACGCATAAACATAGAATTACTTGTCATATTCACATACTCTAAAAAAGCACGGTTATCTAAATACGAAATATTCGACTTGTCTACAATTATCACAATCTTTCTTTTCAAGTCAAGTAGTCTTGTTGACCCTAAATTGTTCCCGTTATTCTCATAACTATATTTACTTCCTAATAAGTAGTTGTCATAGTATTCAAGTATAGAAGCTAGTTTGGTGTACATGTTTTGGTTACTACTCATAATTCTTAAATGAAGTATAATAGGGTCATCTGGATTTGGCGCAGTACTATTAGAGAATGCATAGTTTACAAGGATGTTCATAAAATCGGTAAACTTTACAGAGTTGTATGTTTCTTTGACATAGTAGTTGTCTTTAAAAGTAGATGTAGAAATAACTGGTTCATCATTGATGGAATAAATCTCCATATCCAGACCCCTTACTCCTTGATTGAGTACTGCTTTCAAGTTACACAAGTTTACAAAATCGTTTTTGAAGTTTCCACCACTACAACAGTTATAAGCAGTTTTGATATAGTAATCCGCCAAGTTCCCAGTACATTTATCATCGTTTTCGTTGATAGACCTTAAATAAGAGTTCATTTTACCGTATAAAGTATTCATCTTATCACATTCTACTCCGCTCATTCTTGACAATGTTATTAAATAATAAAGCATAAACAGAACAATTATACATATAAATACTAATATCATATACTGGGCAAAATCTTCTTTTATTTCTTTCATAATAGACATAATGCTTTTAATATCAATAATCCCTTTGGATGATTGTTGTTCCATTCTTATATATTAATATATATCAATATAAATATCAATATAAATATCAATAAACAACAATATAAATTCTCAAACAAAAGGTTAAATATATATTATATTATTATATATTCTATATATTAATATGGCTGGAGGATTATTAAATCTCGTGAGTGAAGGTCAACAAAGTGTAGTATTATTCGGAAATCCATCCAAAACATTTTTCAAAGCAAAATATGCGAAACATACTAATTTCGGTCTTCAAAAGTTTCGTGTTGACTATGAAGGTTCTAAAACACTTCAACTAAATGAAGAGTCCACATTTGTGTTCAAAATACCAAGATATGCCGATTTATTAATGGACTGTTATATATCCGTTGACTTGCCAAATATTTGGAGTCCTATTTTACCACCACAAACAGTTGAATTATCACCTGAACAAGGAGGAGGCACTTTTCAAACACCCTGGGCTCCTTATGAGTTCAAATGGATTGAAAATATCGGTGCTCAAATGATAAGTAACATTACTATTAATTGTGGTAACCAAAAACTACAAGAGTATTCAGGAGCATATATTTTATCAATGGTTCAGAGAGATTTTACAGCAGAAAAAAAGGCTCTTTTCAATGAAATGATTGGAAATGTTCCTGAACTAGTTGACCCAGCAAACTCTGGCACTCGTGTAAATGCATATCCAAATGCCTTTTATACGTCAAGTGTTACAGGAGCAGAACCTTCTATATTAGGCCGAACTCTCTATATCCCTTTGAACTCTTGGTTTCAGTTGAAAACACAAATGGCATTTCCTTTGATATCATTACAGTATAACGAGCTTCAAATATCGGTAACATTTCGTCCAATTAACCAGTTATTTCAGATACGTGATGTCTATGATTATGCAAACAACTATCCATACATAGCTCCCAATATGAATTTGTTTTATATGCAGATGCATCGTTTTTTACAAACGCCTCCAGATGTTACACTTGCGATGGATTCTTACCTTGACCAGAGAAATATATGGAATGCGAACATTAACCTGAACTGTACCTATGCCTTTTTATCAAATGACGAGGCAAAAGTCTTTGCGAAAAACGAACAGAAATATTTATTCAAACAGATTCGTGAGTCTGTATTTTATAATGTTACTGGAGCGAATAAGATAGCGTTGGATTCTATTGGTCTTGTTCCTAGTTGGATGTTTTATTTCCAAAGGAATGATGTCAACATGAGAAATGAATGGTCGAATTATACGAATTGGCCTTATGGATATTTACCCAATGATATTTTCCAAGCACCTACAGATGTATCATATACTCTTTTGGATGGAACTGTTGTAAATGGTCCATCTGTAAATCAAGATGGGACAAACTCAGGGTTGTTTATTACTGGAAACTATAACTTGGAAAATACCAAATATATTTTGGTGAATATGGGCGTATTGTTTGATGGCCAGTATCGTGAAAACTTACAGCCTGCTGGAGTGTTTAACTATGTTGAAAAATATACAAGGACTGCGTCGAATGCTCCAGAAGGACTTTATGTTTATAACTTTGGTATAAATACGTCTCCTTATGACTTACAACCATCCGGTGCTATTAATATGAGTCGTTTTCATTTAATAGAATTGGAGTTCAATACGATAAACCCTCCATTAGACCCAAACGCGCAGGTCCTTACTGTTTGTG